CGAAGGCGGGGAACAGGGTTGGCTGTCCGCCACGTTCACCCCGAACGGCATGGGGCATTGGACCTACGAAGTCTTCGGCAGCCGGGAACGCGGCCCCGATACCGAACTCTTCACCGCCCGCACGTCCGACAATTCATTCCTGCCCCCCGTCTTCGCCGATACCGTCCGCCAGACCTACGGCGACGGCTCCCGGCTATCGCTCCAGGAACTCGACGGCGAGTTCCTGCCGGACGGGATGCTCATGTTCGCCCGGCATTGGTTCAAACTGCTCGACGTCGAACCGCCCCTGAAACGCAAGGTCAGGTCATGGGACTTGGCGGCGTCGGAAGTGAAAAAGGACACGGACCCGGATTTTACGGTCGGATGTTTAATAGGCGTCACTGAAGATAACATGACCGTCATCAGCCAGATTGTCCGGGATCGTAAGTCCCCACTCGCCACCGAAAAGTTGATCCTGTCCGTGGCCGACTACGACACGAAGAAAACCGAGATCGTTTTGGAAGTGGAACCGGGTGCCGCCGCAAAAATATACGCTGCCGATCTCGTGCGGAAGTTGTCTGGGTACGTTGTCCACCTCCGGCCGGCGGACGGCTCAAAAGCCGAAAGAGCCGCACCGCTATCGTCACAGACGGAAGCGGGTAACGTAGCTATCGTCCGTTCGCCGTGGAATAAAGACTACCTGGATGAAATGGAGCAATTCCCAGGCGGAAGGCACGACGATCAGGTCGATGCGACGGCGTTGGGATTCAATCATTTGCACGATAAACCGACCTATCGCGGTTGTTGGTGACCGCGATAGGTCGGACCGTGCAGAGACAAGCCAAGCCGAGCGGAACACCGCCGAGCGTAGCCACGCCTGTCAAGCCCCGTCACGCCTTGCCCCGCTCAGCCCAGACTGGCCCTGTCACCTACCCACGCCTGGCCGCGCCATGCCGCACCTAGCACCGACTCGACGGGCCGTGCCTGCCCTGCCATGCCCAGACTGCCCTGACAGGACAAGACCCGCCACACAAAGACGAGACTTGCCATGCCTGCCGTGCCAAGCCCTGCCGCGACGAGCCCTGCCGATCCGCGTCACAACTTTCTGCCATGCCGAGACTCACCAAGACCGGACCGTCCATGCCACAACTCGCCTCGCCTGGACTCGCCTGCCGCGCCCGGCCTCGTCAGGCCCGGACCCGCCTAGCCATGACTTGTTCGTCACACGACACCCGTCTCTATAGCCGAATCGATAGCTGACCACACGTTCGCCAGTTCCCGCAGGTGCCGGAACTCGTGCTGTACCCGCACCAGTTTCTCTAACGCCCGCTGTACCAATGCCGCCCGCTGCACCGGGTCGGCCAGCACGTCTTCAATCCGTCGATATTCCCGAGCCGTCTGGTCTTCCTCCGTGGGGGCCGACACGCTCACGTAAGCGGCCGTCGATGCGTCGTAGTCCTGCACCTTGTCGGCCTTCACGTCCCGGATGATGTTACGGGCCTGATGCACCCGCCATGCATGACCTGCCTTCGCGTTATTCCACTCGAATTCCGAATGTAGTACCGCGTCCTTCGGCTTGCTTTCCTCAACCACAATTGCCGCATCCAGCTTGCCGTGCTTTTCATAGATGCGTTCCAATTCCTCGCCGACAACTTGCGCGTCTTGCTTGGCTCCGAGGGGATTACCGGACTTTGTAAACTTCTTCACGTTGCGCTCCTGTTTGGGTAAGGGGTTAGACCACGCTGAAACGACCGTTGTTGCCGTTCTTCTCGGGACGCCATTCCCCGACTCCGACGGCGAACCCGGCCAACTTGAGCAGATTCACGACTTGTTCTTCGGACACAATCGTCGCGTTGTACTGGATCGTGAGTTCGACCGCCCATTCTTTCCACTCGGGGCGGTATCGGACGTCGGCCGTCGAACCGTTCAGACGAACCATGTCAGTTCGCTTGTCCGGCTCGTGTTTGGAGATGATGGGCAGCAAATCGCCCTGGACAAACAATGCTTGACGGATGAGAGTCTTCGGGAACGTTTTGTCGTTAATGCTCGTCGCGGCCGATACCATCGCACACTTGAACGCACGGGCCGGTATGCAATACTCGCCCTTCGCGTTGCGGTAGCACGCCCCGGCCATTTCGATTTCGGGATTCTTTGCCTCCTTTGCCTTCGCGGCTTTCTTCTGTTGTTTGTCCTCAATCATCCGAATGGCTTTTTCGGACCATGCGTGGGTGATGAGGGGGGAATCGCCCCGGACCGTGACGCGGATACGCTGGACATTCAAGTCCACTAATGCCGCGTGTTTGGTCTCGGGAGTTTTCGACGCCGACGCACTACGTGCAGACATGACGAAGCCTCGATAGCTTTGTTCACCCGGTTCTTACCGGACCGTCTGGATGGTCGATTGCCGGGCGATCCGGTAATCGTTTGAGCATGACGGATGCTCGGATATAGACTATAACCAAGCCAACCCGCATCGGATAGGGGCAAGTCGTGAAACACGCATCCATTTACGACCGGCTCCAATCGCTCGGCGGCAAACTCCTCTCCGCGATCAAAAACCCGTTCACCGCCCGCGATCGGGGCGAGAAGCGGATGGCCCAACTCGCCGGGCCGTGGTCGAACTCCCGCTACGGCACGACCCGCCAGTGGGACGCGGCCACGCAAGTCCTGCACTACAGGTCGTGGGTCGCCCGGTGCGTGGAGTTCCTGGCGGAAGGCGTCCGCACCCCGCCCGAGATCGTCAAGGTTACGCCGCAGGGGATGCGGGAAGAATTCGGCATCGCCACGAAACAGTGGCGTCAGAAGGGCTGCGTCGGCCCGCGTCCATATGCGGGTAAGAAGTTCCTGTCGGCAGTGAAACAAAAGGCGGCGGTCGGGCCGATCAAGAGCCACGAGGAATACGAGTTCCTGCCCGACAATCACCCCGCCGTCCGGCTCATGAACGATCCCAACGCACCCCAGACCGGCGTCAAGTTCTGGCAACTCATGGGCACCTACGAGGAGCTCACCGGCAACTCGTTCATCTGGGTCGTGGAGGACGCCAAAGGGCTGCCCGTGGAGCTGTGGGTACTGCCGTCTCAATGGGTCACGCCGATCTGTACGGGGATGAGCGACAAACTCGTGGACTGGTACGAAGTCCGGGCGGTCAACGGGCCGGTACAGGTCTTCGCACCCGAAGAAATCATCTGGTCGAAGAACGACAACCCGTGGCACCCCTTGATGGTCAGCAGCCGGGTGCAGGCCGCGTCCACGACGATCGACGCCTACAACATGACCGAGGCCGCACGCTACACGATGATGGAGAACGGGCTGCTCGCCGGCGGCGTGTTCAGCTACCCCGCCGACGTGCAGGTGACGCCGGAGATGGTGGACCGGTTCAAGTCCAAACTCGTCTCCCAATACGGCGGCCCCACGAACGCCGGCAAACCCGTCATTACCGACGGCGGCATGGAATGGACACCTCCGCCCGACGGGATCGAACTCGCCTTTATGCAATCGCAGGACCAACTGCGGAAGTTCATTACCGCCCAATTCGGCCTGGATGACACGATGATGGGCTTCTCCGATGCCCATACCTACGCCGCTGCCGTCATCACGGAAAAGAGTTTGTTTAAGCGGGTCTTTGCTCCCCGCTACGAAAATCGGGCCGCCCTGCTCACCGAACGCCTGCTCCCTCGATTCGGCCCCGACCTGCGGGCCATCTACATTCCCAAAGAACAGACGGAAGACCCCGACGCCAAACGGGGCAACTGGCAACTCGCCATCGGTGCCCGCGCCGTCACCATCAATGAAGTCCGCACGGAGCTATTGGCCCTTGAACCCTCCGAAGACCCCGCCGCCGACGAACTGCCGCAAGACCCGCTCACTTCCGCCGCCGGGTGGGACATGGAGCCGGGGCAGGAGAAGCCGCCGGGCGAGTTCGGGGGCGAAGTGCCCAAGCCGCCGAAGATACCGGCGTTCGGTGAGAGCAATGGGGAAGACAAAGGGCTGAAGAATCGCATCGCATCGCTCAACGGGAGCCATTAGTGGATCACCTCGGTATGCAGTCGAACCACGACGACATCGCGGCCCTTCTGCACCTTGTCAAAGAACACGGGCTGACGCGGGTCGTGGAGGTCGGGACGTGGACCGGGGCCACGGCCGTGAAGCTGGCGGACGTCGGCTGTTCCGTCACCTGCATCGACTGGTTCCGGGGGCAGGAAGACCCCGCCGACCATATCGGGCACGGCAAGACGTTCGACCAGATGTACGGGGCGTTCCGGGAGAACACCTTCCCGCACCTGTGGCGGAACATCTTCCCCATCGTGGCCCAGACGACAGGTGCCGAGTGGGTTCAAGGTCCGTTCGACCTAGCGTTCATCGACGCCGACCATCGGTACGAGAACTGCCGGGCGGACATCCGCCGCTGGGAACCGTGTGTTAGGCAGGGCGGCATCGTGGCGTGCCACGACTATTCCGACAGCTTCCCGGGCGTCGTGAAGGCGGTCAACGAACACAGGAACGGGACGCATAAACTGGTAGCCAATTCTCTCGCGTGGTGGGTGGTGGAATGAGAAGTCCGGCCGAGATGGATATCCTCGTCATCGACATCACGAACCGCTGTTTCCTGCGGTGCTCGAACTGCACCCGGGCCATCGCCCACCAGACCTCTACCCGCGAGATGACGCCCGACCAACTCCGTGCCGCCCTGCACTCGCTCAAAGGCTGGTACGCCCCCGGCAAGGTCGTGGGCATCATCGGCGGCGAGCCGACGCTACACAGCCAGTTCGAGGAGATGTGCGAAGTCATCCGCAACGAGTGGACCGGCGTTATCACGACGCACGGCCGGGAGCCGATTGCCGACTTTAACGAGTTCGCCACGCAACGCCTGTTTGACCGTCGCAACGGTGTCGGGCTGTGGACCTCGTTCGGTCCCCGGTTCATCGACCACTACGAGACGGTGATGGACACGTTCTCACATTGGAACCCGAACGACCACACGGCGGGCGGGGTCCACCAAACGGGGTTAGTCGATGCCAAAGAAATGTGCGAAGCCCTCGGCATCCCGTGGGAAGACTTCCCGAAGTACCGGGACGCCTGCTGGGTCCAAAACACCTGGAGCGGGAGCATCACGCCGAAAGGGGCGTATTTCTGCGAGCACGCCGGCACCCTCGATCTCCTCTACAACGACGGGCGGAACGCTTGGCCCATCGAGGACGGCTGGTGGAAGCGAAGACCCGAAGAATTTGGACGACAGATTGAGCTTTGCGAAATGTGTAGCCTTTGTTTACCTGGGCCGGGGCAGGTGGATGCTAGAGATCGAGACATTATCGGACGAGAGCATCGCGTGCGGTTGCAGCAAGTGGGCAGTCCAGCAGTTAAGCACAATCGCTACGAGGTATTTGACGTATCCCATCATATCGAAAGCCGCAAAGTCGAAACGAAAGACTCCTACACCAACGGCCCCCGCGTCTCGCCGGACAACCGGTCGATGATGCCGAAGAAGCTGTCGGCCGTCGTGACGTGCGTGGGGCGGGCGGAGCACTTGCGGCAGACCATCGAAGCGAACGCTAAGCAAGTCGATGAACTGATTGTTGTCAGCGACATTGGAGTAGACGTTACTCTTTGCTCTTCGGTCACGGCAGGTAAATTGGGATTCGTCCATTCCGACCGTGCCCATTCTTCTGGCTCATCCTTCAACAAAGGTGCCCTGCTCAACGACGGCTTGCGTGCTCTGTCAGCCGACGCCGATTGGGTCGTGCTGACCGACGCCGACGTCTTCCTGCCCGACAACCTGCGGGAGTTCGTTCGGACCCACGCCCTCAACCCCGGCGTGCTCTACGGGGCCTATCGGGACAACGGCACGCCCGGCATCCCCTGCGTCAACGACACGCTCCCTAACGGGTATTTCCAGCTCTTCAACCGCCGTGCCCACGCGATCCGGGATACGTGGCCCGCCGTCATGTCCGAGGCGTTCTGCTCGGCCGGCGGGATTGATACGTGGTTCAATCAGCGTTGGCCTAGCGACAAGTGGTTCATGATCAAGGAATTGACGTGCCGGCATATCCCGCACGGGGGTATGCTGGGCGACGGGTGGAACGGTTCGCCGGGCGGTTCACCCCGCTGGCGGCAGATCGGCATGCTCACCGCCGGCGGCATCTTCGCCGTGAACGGCACGACGGACGCCGACCTTCGGGACGGGCGGTTTCGCTTCGTGGACACGCTGCGGGCGGACGTGTGGGAGGGCGAGATCGCGGACGGCAAGTTGCCGACGGGTCTCATCGAGACATGCCCGGACGGATTGTTCTTCCAGGGCAAGGACGTTGGCAGAAACCACATTCACGTCGCCAAGTGGGGGTAAGGTGCCAGTCGATCCGAGACACGGCCGTCGCATCCCGTCGGGCACCCGCTTCGCCCGTGCGTTGTCCCGGATCTTCCGGTGGGCGTATGCGGACAGCCGGCAACTGATCGAGATGGGCTACCGGCCCGACCTCGGCAAGATGCGGGAACTCATCGCCCGCGTAGGACTACAGGCGTTGGGGGTGGAACTTGTCCGGGGATACCAGCAAACCTTGCGGAGAAATCAACATGCTGGAACTCATCGCAATGGTAGCGGTCGGTCTGCTGCTCGTCGCATTCTCCGCCGTGGCTATGGAATTGAAACTAAAGCGTTCGATGCGCCGGACGCTGGCCGTACTGGAGTCCCGCCAATTGGTACTGGAGGAGCGGTTGCGGGTTCTCAAGGCGGAAACTCCGTACTCATCGATTGGAACCTCTTCCGCCCGGAAGTCCGGGTAGCGGCCGAGAACGCGGCCCTGCGATTGGCGGGTACGATAGTCGAGGACACCCGCCGCATGATCCGCGATGAACTGGCGACCGGGCTACAGGCCGGCGAACCCGTGGCGGCGATTGCGGAGCGGATCCGGTTGCAGGGGTTCAGTCCACGCCGGGCGAACGTGATTGCCCAGACGGAATCCTCAAGGGCCATGCACGCGGGTGAAGGCGTGGCGGCCCGTGAGTTGGGCGTCACGCAATGGACGTGGCTGGCGAGTGCGGACGCCTGCGAACTTTGTCTGTCCATCGACGGCAAGACGGTGAGTATCGGCGAGAACTTCTACACGCATACGACGGGCAACGCGGCCTACCGGAACGTGACGCACCCGCCGGCGCATCCCAACTGTATGTGCAGCACGCTGGAGGTAATGCCCGAATGATTGAGGTTTACGACATCGGCACGAGAGTGGAATTTCTTGGGCTGGAGGCAACGGTGGCCCGCGTCCAGATTACGGGCATAGTCCATAATGTCATGTACGACCTTCACACGTTGAAGGACGGTGAACTCAAGACGCACACGGTCCCTGAGCATCTCGTGCGGTCTCTGGATGACGCCAAAAAGAAAAGGATAGGGTTCCTATGACCGACCTCGTGGAAAAACTCCGCACCCTCAACGAACGCTCCCCGACGCTCCAAGTGGAGCGGTTCTTCGAGGATGCCGATTACGCCCGGCTCGCCGAACTGATCGTCGTCTGCCCCGTGACGCCCGTCGGCGTGGCGTGGATACGCATGAAGGAACTCACGGGAGAGAACTGTGACTGACTGGTCCGGCGTTCCGTTCAACGCCTGCGGCTGTCCGCTCGGATACGTCCGGCTCACGCCCGCACCCATGCCCGGCATCCCCATCTACGTCGCGGCGGAATCGCTCGTCGTGCTCCAGGAGGACGGCTGCAATACCGCCGTCATCACCGGTTCGGGCCGGATGGTGGTGAAGGAAAATATCCAGGAAGTCTTTCGGCGCAAGGCCCGTGCGAATACCGTTGAAGTCGTCAAGTCCCCGCCGCCCGTCCCGCCGGTCATCTACCCGGAGCCTGCGAAGGGGCAGATACGGAAGAAGGCATGAAGACCAAAGAAGCCGGCAGTTACAAAGTTCGTCCCCACGCCCTCGTCTCGACTGACGATGCAACGATGTACGCCGACTTCATTGCCAGCGTGCCGGAGGTAGACCGGGAGGATGAAGTTATCCACCCCGAGGACTTCAACGTCTCGGAATGGATGGCGAACCCCGTCTGGCTGTGGGCGCACGACAAGTCGAAGCCGCCCATCGGGGCGGGGTACAAGGCGGACGGCACGCCGGCGGTGCAGCAGTCCCCGGAACGGCTGATACTCGGCTGCCGGTTCTCGCAGGCCAACCCGCAAGGGGCATTGACCTACGCCCTCTACAAAGAGGGCACGCTGAAGATGGTGTCGGTCGGATTCCTGAACACGGAGACGAAGGCGTTCCCCGGCACGACCTACGGACACCCC